TTCCTTTATTTATGGCAAATGGTTTACCAGCTGATAAGATGGTAGCTACTACTAAAGATAATATGGTGTTTGCGACTGGAATTAAAAATGATGCAAATGAAATTCGTTTGATTGACACCTCTGAAAGTCTTGGTGACCAAAATATTAGACTAATTTGTAGGTTTACAGCTGGGACAAATTACGCGATAGGTGATGATGTAGTAACATATGGTGTAGTAGGATCATAAGAAGATTAATTAACAAAGGGTTATGTTAAAGTAACCCTTTAAGTATAAACATATAAATAACTGATTATGAGCTGTTTAATAGCAAATGGTAGAACGGAACAATGCAAGGATTCAATTTCAGGAATTGATTCAATATTTTTCATAAATTACGAAGATCTCGACATAGAAAATGTAACCTATGCCGTAGGTGGTGATGATATTACCCTAATTACTGGTGTTACTGATCTATATAAGTATGAACTAAAAGGTGCTAATAGTTTTGAGCAAAATATTATGTCTAGTCGTGAAAATGGTACGACATATTTTGAACAAGTATTAACTATACAGATGAAACGTCAAGATGTGGCTACACATAAAAACGTGAAATTTTTAGCGTATGGTAGACCTAAAATTGTAGTACATACAAGATCAAACCAATGGTTTCTAATGGGGTTGAATGAGGGTGCTGATGTAAATGCTGGAAAAGTAAGTACTGGAAGTGCCTATGGTGATTTCAATGGGTACGAATTGACGTTCCAAAGTAATGAACGTATCCCAGCGAATTTCTTAACTGATGGTACTGGTTTAGATTTAGCTGATGAAAATGCATTAAAAGATTTATTTAATAATGCAGTAGATCCAGTAACAATTCACGATACCTAGAATATTATTATTAAATATTGTAAAGGCTAGTATTTTTATATTAGCCTTTTTTAGTACAAAATACTTATTTATTGTTATATAAGTATGACTATATTATTACCTGATACAAGTGATGATCAAGAAGTAAAATATATACCTTTTGAAAAAGCTGATGTAACTAAAATAGAATTTTTAGATGAACAGCAAAATGTAGTTTCTGAAGCTACATTTAATGGTCAAGATGTAGAAAGTTTTTATAGTAAAATCAATGTAGGAATAGAATTAAAAGATGGTTCTATTTATATGATGGTATTTTATAATGGTACTGATGTAATATTTCGTGATAAATGTTTTAGCACATCACAGCCAGTAAGTACATTTAGTGTAAATTATGGTGTATATAAAAATGCACCTAGTACACCTAATCAATATATAATTTATGGACAATAGCAAATTTCACGTTGTTAATTTAGTAAAATACGAACCACCTGAAATATCAGAAAGTACTAAAAATGAGTGGGTATCTTATGGAATTGATAATGATTATTATGAATGGTTAATAGATAGATACACTAATAGTCCTACTAATAATGCTGTAATAAACAATGTAGTAAAATTAATCTATGGTAAAGGTTTAAAGGCTACAGATAGTGCATCAAAACCTAATGACTATGCACAAATGGTTACACTATTTAAAAAGGATTGCATACGTCAATTAGTATCTGATTTAAAGATGTTAGGACAATGTGCTATACAAGTTATATATAATGGTGATAGAAGCAGAATTATAGAAGCATATCATGTACCTATACAACTTTTAAGACCTGAAAAATGTAATGAAGAGGGTGAAATAGAAGCATATTATTTTAGTAATGACTGGTCAGATCCAAAAAAATATGTTCCTAAACGTATTAGTGCATATGGTTCTAGTAATGATGAAACAGAAATATATTGCATTAAACCATATTCACCTAATTTAAAATATTTTGCCTATCCTGATTATTTAGGGGGTTTACAATATGCAGTTTTAGAAGAAGAAATAGCTAATTATTTAGTCACAGAATGTCAAAATTCGTTTTCAGGAACAAAAATTTTAAATTTCAATAATGGCATACCTAGTGAAGAAGAAAGAGATGCAGTCAGTAGAGATGTTATAAATAAACTAACTGGGACACAAGGGCAAAAATTGATAGTAGCTTTTAACCATGATGAAGCTAATAAAACTACTATAGATGATGTAAGTCTAAATGATGCACCTAGTCATTATGAATATCTTTCAGATGAAGCTATGCGTAAAATCTTATTATCGCATCATGTCACTAGTCCATTAATTCTAGGAATAGCTACTAGTAATGGTTTTGGATCAAATGCCGATGAATTAAAAAATAGTTATGTTCTATATGAAAACATGACTTTAAGACCTTATAGAGAAATGCTAATAGATGCATTTAATAATATACTAGGTTTTAATGAAGTACATTTGAATCTATATTTTGATAGTTTAAAGCCTTTAGAATTTACTGATCCTTTAGGAAAACCAGTAGTAGAAGAAGAAGATTTAGCTGAAGAAAAACTATCTGAAGAAATTAAACCATTTAAAGCATCTGATTATGGGCATAAAAAGGACAAAAAGTGGGTTCTAATAGATTCTTTTGATGTGGACATGGAAAAGGAAGCAGAAATAGATTTAGAACTAGCAGAAGCACAAAAAAGGGCAGATGCAGATTTAAAACAAGAAAAGCTAAATAGACAAAAAAAGCCTACTAAATTACAGCAGATTAGAAAAATACTACTAGATGATATATCGGCAAGTCCTGATGAAGTATCTGAATTAGACTGGGTTATTAATGGTTTTTATTTCATTACTAGATATAAATATGTAGAAGATAAACCATCTTCAGATAGTAGGGAATTTTGCAAAGAAATGATGTCAGCAGACCTACTTTATAGAAGTGAAGATATTGATAGAATGAGTGCTGATGGTGTTAATTCAGAATTTGCACCAGCTGGAAAATCCAGTTACGACATCAAAATTTGGAAGGGGGGGGTTTATTGCCATCATGCCTTTAAAAGACAGATTTTTATAGGTTTAGATACTGGTGAACCATTAGATCCTGAAAGTAGGGAAGCACAGCAAATAAGTATAAGTAGGGCAAGAAAATATGGTTATAACTTAAAAGATCCAAAAGGTACAGCTATAGCACCTATAGATACAGCTAGTAGAGGATCATTAAAATATTCATAATATGGCACAAGATGTACTTTTTGTAACAAAAGAAGATGTAGTAAGATTTACTGATTTAAATGGTAATACTGATGTAGATAAGTTTTTAAGTAAAGTTAAGATAGCACAAGATTTAGACGTTCAAATATTATTAGGAACTAAACTATTTGAAAAGATTAAAGCAGATATTTTAGCAGATACTTTAGCTGATCCATATTTAAGCCTTTTAGAAGATAAAATAAAGCCTATAGTAATACATTATGCTATGGTTCAATATTTACCATCAGCACCTTATGTAGTAGGTAATAAAGGTGTATATAAAAGAACATCAGAAAATGGCGAAACTATATCACCTGATGAATTAATTAAGCTAATAGAAGCTGAACGAAGTACAGCTGAACATTATGCACAAAGATTCATAGACTATATGTGTTATAATCAGAATGATTTTCCTGAATACTACACAAACACGAATGATGATATTTACCCTACTAGAAGAAACTATTTTAATGGCTATTATATATGAAAAACTATAAACCAAAACTTGTTAATATTAAAAAGTTAATAACCTATTTAAAAAAGACAAATGGCATTAGTAAAAAGAATTAGTGATCTAACAGCAAAAGGTTCAGATGTAGATACTACAGATTTGATTCCTATAGCTGAAGTAGATGGTACAAGTCCTAGTGGATATACTACTAAATATGTTACTGGTGCTGAATTAGGTGGTGGTGGTAGTACTTTATATAGTGCAGATGGTACTATAGGCACATCTAGGATAGCTACTATTACTGATAAATTAACTTTTGATTTAGGGCAAATAGTTAGATCAGCAAATGGAACAAGTATAGTAGAAGTAACTGATACAACACATTTACCATCTATATTAGCATCTAATACTACATATGTAATTAGGGGATTAATTAGAATAGGTACTACTATTTCTGTTACTAATAGTGGATCAGCTATAGTAGGTTTAGATAGAACAAAAGATAAAATACAATATACTGGTACTGGTACATTGTTAGATATACAAGATGTAGATTTTTCTATTAAAAATTTAGGTTTTACTACTACTACTACTGGTAAAATATTAACAGCATCTAATTATACAGCTGGTGTATCAGCTAATAATTATGGTAGAACTAAAATTCTACAGATTTTTGGATGCGAATTTAGAGAATGTTATGATTTATTAGATGTTACTGGTTTTGAATTAGTAGATTTTAATAATAACATCTTTTGGTATATAATTGGTAGTATAGGTTTGCAATTTAAAGATGTTAGACATTTAGAAATAACGTCATGTGAACTATATAACTGGTTTGATGAAGCTACTGGTACTACATATTCTACAGCATCAATGATAGAATTACTAGCTAATGGTGTAGATAATGTAGGTTTTGCAGTAATTAACATTAATAGCTGTATTATACATCCTGAACAAACACAAAACGGAATAGACATAAATTCTAGTAGTACTACTGGTTTCGGAACTATATCTAGTAATACTTTAATAGATGTGGGTTTAACTACTGGTGAATTATTTTTACCTATAGTTACAGCTGGTGTTCCTGATTATAGTCAAACGGAAACTTACAATTTTGATGTTTTTACTAATCAAGGTGTTTTAAATTCTACTGCTGGTATTTTAATGACAATGGGTGGAAATAGTACTAATACAAGTATAGCATCTATAGGAGTACCAGTACAAATGAATACTGGTAATAACAATAATCAAACAGAACGTGTGAGATGGTCTGGTGCATCTGATGGTACAGCTACATATTTAGGTACTAAACAGATCTATGTTAGTATTCATTGTACTATAGCATACGAAAAAGTATCAGGTGGTGGTAGTGATAGCTATAGTTTTTATATCTATAAAAATGGTAGTCAATTAACACCTAGTGAAGTAGAAACTGATGCTAGTAATTCTACTGGTACATTAACAATGACATATGCTACATTAATAGAAGCAACTAATCAGCTAAAATTTTATGTAGCAAACAATGATAGTACAACTAATATTTTGATTAAACATTGGCAAATAGTAATTAGAGAATAATGAAAGGATTAGAACAATTTACAGATTTGATAGCTATAGCAATAGGTATGTTAGGTGCTATGACTAAAGGTTTAAAAAAACGATTAAAAATTCAAACCATTTTAATAGGCATGTGCATAGCTGGTATATTATCATTTAGTCTTATAGGTGTATTAGAATTGTTTTATGATGAATTAACACCTAGACTAATTATATTAGTTAGTTTTATAGTAGGATGGGTAGCAAATGAAATTACTGAAAAGATAGATTTAGTATTTGAAGATTTTTACCAGTATATACATAAGAAATTTAAAAACCTAATAAAATGAATGATAGCACATATACACATTGTGATACGTTGATAGAGGGGAAGCATACAATAATAGATACAATAGTAAAAAATGATACTATAATAATAGAAAAGACCACATTTGATAAAGAATATCAAATAATAGAAAAACTAATAGATAATAAAGATTTCGGTAAAGGTATTTGTTCTGTTTTAATATTAGTATTTGTAGCCTATACATTGTATAAAAAATGGAATTGCAAAAAAGACCAAAAATGAAATTAGATTTAAGTAAAATTAATTTTGTTGGTTTAGATGATAATGAATATTTAAGGGTAGAAACTGATAAAAAACAAATTTACCTACATCATACAGCTGGTAATTCTAGTGGTGTAAATTGCATTAGATACTGGAATAATGATAAACGTGGTAGGGTAGCTACATGTGTAGTTATATCAGGAAAAGATGCTAAAATGTCAAAAGAT